GCAGTACCAATTGGAGTATCTTCGTAAACATAAACAGCAATTAGTTTTGAAACACCTTCATAGTATTCAGGCACACCATTACCAGGTTCATAATAAACAGGATTTCCAGCTACATCTAAAATTTCTATTTTTATTTCAGTAGTTTCTTTTAAATGTTCAGAACCCTCAATTAAAAATCCATTTTTACCACCAGTAAACGTATCTTTAAATTCAGTTACCCTAAAATATCGAGAATTAGGTGTAACGTCTGTTATGTATGTTTGAAATGTGGTTAAATTTTGAGTAAGATTTTCCGCAAATTTCTTTATTATTGCCATAGTGTGCTTATATTATTCTATGATAAATATTTACTTAAATTTTTTATGTTTATAATTATATTAGAATTCTAAAGAAAACTAAAGAATGTTATGAAAAAATACGCAATGATACAAATTGATGCCGATGTACATCAATTATTAAAAGAATTTTGTAAAGAGAGAGGATATAAAATAAGCGGATTAATTGAAACGCTTATAAAAGAAAAAGTGGAGTCTTCAAAGAAAACTCCACCTAAAAATGTACTACCGGTTACTAAAAATTAATTTTACTAAACCCATCTACTTTTTTAATCTCTATTAATCCATCTACAATATCTCTCATTTGTTCTAAGTGAGAAATTACCCAAATAAAATCGAATTGAGTTTTAAGATACTGCATCATCATAAATAATGAAGATAGGTTATCTGCATCCAATGTACCAAATCCTTCATCGATTACTAAGAAGTTTGGTCTAGGTAGGTTGCATATGTTAATTAGAGCCACTCTAATCGCTAATCCCGATATGAACTTCTCCATACCACTACACATCTCTAAAGCCCATTCCTGGTCTTCGTAAACGATTTTAGCGTTAATGTTCTTTCCATCAGTATCCATTGAGATTGAGAAATCTACTACTTGTCCTAATATATTATTCACTTCGTTTTCAATTGCTGGAAGTGCTTTGGATATTAGTTCGTAAGGTACTCCATCTTTCTTAACTGCATCTAAGTAGAATGTATATAATTGGTTTTTAGTTTCCAATTCTTTTACTTCTTCCATCTTAGCTTTCATATTATCAATATAGGTTTTAGTTGCTCCTACATCTGACATCAATTTCAACATAAGTTTATTTACATCCGATATTTGCTTTTCTACACCTTGCTTCTCTCTACGGACATTTTGGATTTGAATATCTAATGCCTGATTCTTAGTGATTGTTTCTTCGTTATCGTTGTATCTTTGAATATCAGCGTTTACACTTTCCGTTTGAGTTTGTAATAATTCAATTTTAGAATCTGCCGTTCTTATATCACCTTCTAATCTTTCTCTAATAGTAATTAATCTCTTATGTTCATCTGTCCACTCTTTCCATTGATTGAATTGTTCTTCTACACCTTCCCAAGAATCCAAAGTTTGTTGGATACCCGTACATTGTATAGTTGCGTTTTGAACAAACCTTTGTAATTCAGGCAATGCTTCTTTTGCTCGCATTGCATCTTTAACAAACTCATTATCACAACAAAATTTACAATTTGGGTCATATTCATGTTTATTCAAATGGTTAATCTTTTCTTCCGCAGAATTTAATTGTGATTTTACTGTTGAATAAACTTTTTCTGCTTCAATTAAATTCTTTTGTTCTTTTTGATAATTTGAATATGCAACTTCTATACCAATTTCGTTTATAGTAGCTTTAGAATCAACCATTTCTTTAGCTTCTCTAACCATCTCTTTTGCTTCGGTTAGCTTTTGTACTTTATCAAACTTAGTATCTCCCCAAATTGTTAATTCACCTTCAATCTTTTTAAGTTTACGATTTAATTCATCAATATCTAAATTACCTTGAATTGGAACTATTAGTTGAGATAATTCTACTATTCTTTCTTCCAACTCACCTTTTCTTTTTTCTAATTCAGTTTTTTCAGAATCCAACTCACCATACTCAACCTTCTTCTCATTCAAGTCGGTTTCCTTTTGGGCTAATTCAGTCGTAAAATCAGTACGTTTGAAATTTCTGATAAGAGCGTTCACATCCTTAATATCATTTGTAGCCGTTTCATACAGCTTATCAAAAATGTCAAGTCCCATAAACTGAGCCATCAAGTCCTTTCTCTCCGATTGTGATTTATCAATGAATAGGGCGTTGTTAGCTTGTAGTGATAGAGCAGTCATTACGAAATCCTCATACCTTCCCACATATCCCTCAATGACTTGGTTGGTATCTCTACGTTCCGTTCCGTTTAGGGATTCCTTTCCACTATCACCATCTTTCCAAAAGTCCACATCCACCTTTACATTCTTTCCCTTATTAATCGTTCTACCTTCTCTACGGATATGGTATTGTACTCCATCAATAGTAAAGTCCAATTGACAATGGAAATCTGATTTACGATTGTTCATAATTGCAGCTGCCTTATATGCTCTACTACATTTGTCAAACAAGCAAAATGAGATTGCATCAAATAGGGATGATTTACCTTGTGCGTTTGGTGCGAATAAACCCATCAGTCCGTTTACTTTGTCAAAATTGATTACGTTGTTCTCACCATAACTGAACATATTAGAGAATTCAAACTTTACCGGCTTCCAGCTTATGTTTCTTTGGGTATCGTCCGCAGTTATTCTACTATTAATATCTCTATTGATTTTCTCTATACCTTCCAAGTCCTCTTTTGTCACAAATGGCATCATACGTTCAATATACTCCCCTATTAAAGAGTTTTGATGGTTTATATCAGCCACAGTATCAACTTCCAACCTTGCTTCTCTATCACCTGTCTTTTTCTTTTGGAATGAATCGGTACGGATTATAGTAAAATCCTCTACACCATACTTTGCCGTAATATCAGCCATCATTCTTTTAGTATCTGCAGTATCCGTATTAGTTACCCTTACTCTTAAACGAGGATACTTAGGCATATCAGTTACATCCGGTACAATACCACCATCAACATCTAAAGTATAATAACCATAATCGTTTGGTATATCAATTTCTTCGTAAGTCATTGTATCCAAATCCCAAGCTAAGAATCCGTGCTTATCTAAGGTTTCACCGAAGTTTTGTTGTACCAAAGAACCGGCATATACCACCTTACATCCTTTTGGTGAAATCATCTCTTGTCTTTTATGAATATCACCCAATAATGCTAAATGGTATCCATCAAATATATCAGTTGTAAAGTGTCTACTACTAACTACATAACCTACATCGGTTGTAGAGTTATCAACAGGTCCATGAAATAGTGCAATTTTAATTTCTGCATTTAAATCTTCTGCTTTAGGCCAATTAGCTTGATTATCAAATATAGAAAATACCCCAAACTCACATTGCTGATATGAAAAAACTGATGTATCTCTTAGGTAATGTAAATTAGGTAACTTTAATGCATCTACAATTGGTGTTAGTACATCCAATCTATCTGCATTGTTCATATTACAATCGTGGTTTCCAGCAATCATAATAGTTGTACAAGTATTAGAACATTCAGTTAATAACCAACTAATTTCTTTCACCAATTCAGGACTCATTTCCAATTTAGCATGAGCTATATCTCCAGCTAAATAAATAATAGAATCTTCAGTTCCTCTTTTTTTAATTTCATCAAACATAGCATAGAAAACTTCTCTAAATTCCTTATGCCTTTTGATGTTACGAATGTGTATATCCGCAATGTGATAAATTCTTTTTAATTTACTCATATATTATTTAGTTTTGAAAGAACCAAATCATCCCATGTAGTTTCTTTAGCTCCTTTCAATAGTTCGTTTACTTTTTGAAATCCCATTTCACCAGCATCTTTATCAGTTGGAATAATATTCTTTACTTTGATTCCATTCTTTTGAAACCATTCAGTATGTTTTGTGGAATCATCTATGGCATCAGAATCTAACATAATAGTTACATCCTTAACACCCTTTTCCATAATTTTATTTTTGAGTTTGCTGAGTAAGAATTTACCCAACAATGGAATTACATTTCTTTTGACTGAGAAGGAATCAAATACTCCCTCAACTAATGTGATTGGTTCGTTCCAATTAATCATATTCTCAAATACAATTACATCTCTACTAATTGGTGGATTCTTATACTTCATTTTCTCATCTTCATAGAATGAACGAGCTACAAAGTAATTTAAGTCACCACTCTCATCATAAGAAGGAATGATAACTCTACCACCATAAAGGCCATCTTCACAATATCCAATATTGTATTTAACAATATCAGCTTTTGTGATACCTCTTTTATTTAAATAGTGTAATGCTTGATTATACAAAGGATTGATACCTTTTGGTTTGAAATATAATTGCTTGAACTCTTTTGGTAATTGTAATTTTGCTACAAATTCCTCTTTTGTATCATATTCAGGCTCATCGCCATATACATCCTTTACAACTGCAATATCCCTCAAATCTACATTGAGTTTGCGAAGAAGGGATTGAATACTTCTACCTTTGGAATCACATACCCAACAATGCCATCTTTGAGTATCCAAATTGATTTGTAGCTTCTTTTTATGGTGATTACAAAATGGACAATGGTGTGCCTGTTCATTTCCTTTCAAAGATGAACCCACTCCCAATGCCGAGTCTAATATGGTGATTATTTTTAATTTGTTCTTACCAGATAGCATATTTTGGATATTATTATCACAAATATACGAAAATTATCTGATATAACCAAATTAATACGATGAATTCTTTACATCATTAAGGAAATCAGCTAAGAATTGTAATTTATTAGCTATTTGTTCTCTTGGTGTATTATTTAAGACCATACCTTTAAGGTCTATAAGAGATGCAGCTGCGATAGCATGTGCATCATCTTTTGAGTTTAGGTATGCATCTGAAATACCATACTTTTTACAAATTTCTTGAATGTTCATAACGTTTGTTTATTAATATATATCCTTTCGGAAAAATTTACCCATTAAATTTTCATTAATAGATTGAGGGTCAGCCAATACATCTAATTTGAACTGCCACCAAACTTCCCAATATGTTAATGATTTTTTACTAAAGCAGAATTGAATAATTTCTCTTTCAAAATCACCTTCTCTACCTTCTTTTACTTCATTTTTAATCCATTCGTTTGATGAATAATATTTCTCCCAATCAGAAGCTTTCTTTACTACTCTTTTACGAACCTTACCCTTTAGGGGTTTCAAACGGCGAGTTGAAGTTAGTGATTTTTTACCAATATAAAATTTACCAGTTGGTGTATGTACAATCTTATAGACAAAACCAATCGCACCCTCTGGAGTGTTTTCTTCTGTAACAATATTTCCATTAA